TAAAGCGCCAGATCCTGCAGGTGCTCCTGCTGTTGCACTTGGGAAAGTAACTTTAAAATCACCAGACGTAGAAGTAATGTCCCCACCAAAATCTAAAATTGCTACTAGATATTGATTAGCTGTTGTTCCTCCAGGTGCTACATATTTATATAATACACCTGTTCTTGCTGTGATTGTAGAACTTGTCCAAGTAGGATCAGTTGTAAAATCTACTGTTGTATAATCTCCTGACTGCGCCACTACTCCTTGACCCGTAGTTTTTCCGTCTGTTGTATAGTTAGTTCCAACTGTACCAACTTGATTAGCATCAGCAGATGAATAAACCGTAGAACTTGCGGTGTAGGGTGTAGCAGTAGTAAACAAAGCGAGATAATACGAATCTAAAGCAGATAGATCATGTTGTCCTTTTAGGATTCCTTGTTTAAAAGCATAAGGTACTACATTTGCCATATTTTTTTCTCCTTAATTAATTTGTTCCGTAACTTGATGGCGATTTAGATTTTAATTGTTGACGAATCATGCCATCTTCATATTCGTCTCTGCGTCTGTAACCAATTTGTTCAGTTGCATACGTTGTTAGCGCATTTTGATATTGCGATTGATAGTATTGTAACATATCCTGTGGACCTTTCAAGTATCCAAATGCTTCTACCAGACATCCATACAAAAGTAAATCCTGATATTTATTAGACAGATAAGTCCCTAAAGTAGCATAACTTATTGGAGTTGTTTCTGTAATACTTGGTGCTTCTTTGTTGTAAGCTAATGTTATAGCGTATGTTTGATTAGGAGTAGGAGCCACTACCCAAAATTCTTCATCCCAATTACCATAATATTTTGGAATATCTACAGCTGAAGTTCCAGGCGTAGAATAATATTCTGCCATAAAACTAGGATCTCTTTGCTCTAAAAAAAATTGATTGCCTGCAGTGTCTTTAAGTTGAACATAATTTATAGATCTTAAATCTTGTGGAATGGTTACATATCTATTTCCAGTAATTAAAGTAGATGTTGCATAGTGAGCATTTTGATCCGTAGGCACTGCTCTTAAAATTGCATTTTCTGTATTTTTAATTTGAGTATTTAAAATTGCATCTGTTAAAACGTTTGATGATACTTCTGTGTAAGATCTAATATCTGATTGTAAGTTTGCTAAAGTGTATGCCATATTATATTCCTTCCAATGTTACAGGTCCTGCTGAACAATTTTGTCCTCCACCTTTTACACCACTTGTAGTTGCTGTATCCGCACTTGCAAAGTAAAAATAACTAATTGGATTAGTTAAAGAATCTGATGTAGTGGCTCCAGTAATATTTCCAGATGAATCTATTTTACCTAATGAAATTGTAAAACCAGTTGCCGAATCTATATCTGTTACACCTACTATATCATTAATAGGAGCAAATGCTTGTAAATTTAATTTATCTGCTCCACCCGATCCAACACTCGTTACTTGTGCTGGTCCTCTTAATCTAACTTTACTTCCTGCTGTTCTTTGATGATCTAGTGAATAAACATTTACATAAGTTGTACCGCTGTAATTTACAACTTCAAAAGGATTATTATTTAATAAAATTAATTGTGAAGTAGCTTCTTCTTCTACTCTTGGATTTTGTAAAGCTTGTGGATCTGATCCTACTGGTTTTGGTTCAAGCTGTGGTTGCTTTGGTTCATACTCTGAGTAATGAACTAAAGATCCATTCCATTCTCTAACCATTTCTGTATATGGAAATCTTAATCCTGATCTATCAGAAATTGCTAGTGCTTGTTTACCTCTTGCAAAAACTCCCATTATGACATTACTCCATCACCATAAAATGTTTGTGGAGAAATAAATGTAGATGTACCTTGGTTGTCTGCATCTAAAGCTCTTAACATTTCACTTTCATAAACTCTTTCAAGATCTAAAGTTCTTTCTGGAGAAAATTTCATACTTAAATAATATGCAAGACCTGACATCATGCATGGATAAAATCTATTTACGACATCAGAAACATTTGTGTATGCTCCTGGATTTTCTATTTTAGATAGATAATAAAAACAAAATTGATGACTACTTGGTGTAGTCGTACTTGATACACTAGAACTTGGTGTTGCATATATAAAGATGCTTGGATTAATTTTTCTTTCTACATAAAATTGAGAAGGGGTTCCTTGTGTTAATTTATTTGGTGTTGCATTATATTGTGATCTACTAATTTGTGTTAATGCAATATCAGCAGGATTAGTTGTTGTAGTATTGTTTCTATAATATGCTTCTAAAATTTCACTCATATCACTTGGAAAATTAATTGAGTCTGTTGCAAAACTATATTCTGCTTGACCTAAAATTAAAGGTACTTTAGCTAATTTTACTTTCCATAAATGAACACCTCTGTTTTCCCATTCTTGAAACATTATATTTAAAGATCTTCTTGCAGATCTTAATTGATAACCTGTTCTAGTTCCTTTAATATTTGTTCTTTCAAAAGCTTCTTCAATAATGTCATCAATTGGTGGATTGAATTTATTAGATACTCCAGAAGATTGAGTAATTGTAGGTGCAGAACCACCCATACCAGCGTGAGCTGTGCAATAATAAAATAAAGGAGGTACTGTTTGATCTGCAGTTGTAGTTGTATTTCCTACAATAATAGTAGTTTTTGATCCTGCATTTCCAGATACTCCTGTAGTAGTTACACCTGTTGTGTAAGCTGCTGCTGGTGAGTTATTTGGATTTGTAGAAAATGCAAAAACGTGAGTAAGGTTAGAAGTAGCCGACGTATCAAAGATATATGTATTACCTTCTTGTAACTGAATAGTTGGGCTAACCGTACCATTAATATAGTACTTACTTCCCGTACCATATTGGTTAGTACCAGTTGCAACTGTAACTGTATAAGTAATTGTGGCCACCTAAGACTCCTATCCAAACAGAAATGTTACTTTATTAACGTTAGTTAAAGTAGCGTGTAAGTCTGTCGTAAATCTTATTCCATCACCTGGAATTTCAATTTGATAAGTAGTTTCTTCACCAGCATTAGATGCACCTAAAGGTGTATCAAATACCGCTCTAGATGTTCCAGTAGCACCACCATCTTTTAATTCAATTGATCCTGCTGTTGTATCAGCAACAAAATAAATTCCTAAAAGTCTAGCGGGTCCAGCAAAAACAGTTCCAGTAGAAGTTAATCTTTTAGCCTGTACGTTTGAAACATATGTTCCCATTATTTCTCCTTAGTTTTAATTATGATGCCCCCGAAGGAGCATCATAAAAATTATATTATGTTAATTGTGGATAAGTTTCCTTACCGTCATCAACACAGTAGTATGTTAAAACACCAGTGTAAGTTCCACCAGTTGCAGCTGAAGAGCCTACATTACCAGTAACAGTCGCATTCGCTGTTAATCCAGCAGTAGTTACTAAAGCGCCTGCAGCAATAGTTTGTGTGTTATTTGCATCCGCATCTACTTCATTAAATAATCCATCTGGATCTGCAGCTGTAGTTCCACCAGCACCATCTGAGTGTGCTAAGCAACCAATATCAACAGTTGGGTTTGTTCCACCTGTTGCAACAGCTCTTGTAGTTATAGAAATTGGAATTGCACCTTTAGGTAAAATAAAATCTTCACCTGTAGTTGCAGAAGTTCCTATTTTTACGTTAGTTGTTCCATCTGTGTTTGCAGCGGTAACTGGGTTAAAAGAAAACATTACTGAAAGTACTGCTACTCCCGGTGATGCGTCGCCTTTATTAGTTCCACCATAACTTCTTATCTTTCCTTGAAAAGATGTTTTTGTTTGTGCCATGATATATTCCTCCTAGTATAAAAGAATACCGTCTCTAGGCTTGTCGACTATACGCGTCGATATTCTTTGTTAAGTATAGTGTGATAAATATACAATAGTTTTTAGTAGAGTGCAAGAGAGCTTATAGTGCGGAGAGTGTTTTCCAACGATGTAGCTTTTTTATTAAGTAGCTACAGAAACTTGTGGAGCTGCGTCTTCGACAGTATTCTGTCTGTGAGCAATA